TCAGCGAGGAGCAAACAGACGGGAAATCGCTGCCGCGCGTTCGTCGCTCAGGGGTTTCCTGTCTGCAAGTGGCACGGCGGTCGATCACCCCAGGTCATCATGGCCACAGAGGAGCGCCAGCGTGCCCGTCTTGCGGCTCTGGTGGATCCAGCCATCACCGAGCTGCAGCAACTCATCGGCCAGGCTGACTCCGATTCGGTCCGACTCAGCGCCATCAAAGACATCCTCGATCGCACCGGCTACAAGCCCACCGAAAAGATCCAGACCACCGGCGACTCCACCATCCGCGTCGAGTACGCCGATGCCGCGACACCAACCGTCACCCCAGAACATCGCAACGGCCATGCGTAATGCCGGTCACGATCACGTTGCCGCGGCCGCTGCACTGGCAGCACGACGTCATGCAGGCCGGTGCCCGTTTCTCTGTCCTGGCCTGCGGCCGCCGCTCCGGTAAATCGACCCTCGGCCAGCACCAGTTGATCCTCACCGCCCTCTCAGGTCGACCAGCCGGCTACTTTGCCCCCAGCTACAAGCTGCTCGGCGAGTTCTGGCGCGAACTGCGTACCCTCGTCGAGCCCGTCACCCGCAACAAGAGCGAGCAGGACCACCGCCTCGAGCTCGTCACCGGCGGCGTGCTCGAGCTCTGGTCACTCGACGATCCTAACCCTGCCCGCGGTCGAAAATACCAGCGCGTGGTCGTCGACGAGGCCGCGATGGTGCCCAACCTCCTCGACATCTGGCAGCTTGCCATCCGTCCCACCCTGGCTGACTTCGCCGGCGACGCGTGGTTCCTGTCCACGCCCCGCGGCCTCAACGACTTTCATCAGCTCTACCAGTTGGGCCAGGACCCGCTAGAAGGGGCCTGGCGATCGTGGCAGATGCCCACCAGCGTCAACCCCTACATCCATCCCGACGAGATCGAGGCGGCCCGCCACGAGCTCCCTGAACGCGCCTACGCCCAGGAGTACCTGGCGCAGTTCGTCCAGCTCGAGGGCGCCGGCGTGTTCCGCGGTGTGCAGGGCGTCTCACGTCTCAAGCAGATGCCACCCCAGCGTGGTCACACGTACGTGTTCGGCGTCGACTGGGCACGGTCCAACGACTTCACCGTCATCAGCGTGCTCGACGCCACCCTGAACGAGCAGGTCGCCCTCGATCGGTTCAGCAACATCGACTTCGAGTTCCAGGCCGAGCGGTTGCACAAGTGGGCCGAGCTCTACCACCCCGTGCAGATCGTGGCCGAGGCCAACAGCATGGGCGGCCCCCTGGTCGAACGCTTACAGACCGGCTATGCCAGACTGCTGGGCTCTGCTCGCGCGGCACTGCCGATCTATGCCTGGACGGCCACCAACGCCTCGAAGGATGCCGCGGTCAGGAGCCTGGCATTGGCCATCGAGCAGAACCAGATCAGCCTGCTCGACGACCCCGTGCAGACGTCTGAGTTGCTGGCGTTCGAGAGCAGCGTGACGGTGACGGGCATGGTGCGGTACTCGGCGCCGCCTGGTCTTCACGACGATACGGTGATCGCGTTGGCGTTGGCCAATCTGGGCGTGCAATTGGCCACGGCTGAACGGCCACGCTCGAGCTATCGGTTCGCAGCCGGGAGACGATGAACTAGAATAGTGACCCCCGCGCCGCGGAAACGGCCGGGGGCCTGACACCGAAGGAGAGTCCCCTCGATGCGTTTTTACGATAACCCATGCCTCGGTTGAGCAATGGCATGGGCATCGGTGCCCAGTCTGCCGAGAAGTACCAGGACTTCGAAGGAATCGTTGACATCGTCGCGAAACGTGCTATCGGTGCTCTAGCAAAGTACCCGATGTGGAAACGTCCCTATCTGTGGGTCGATCTCACTAGTGGCGGTGGCTACGACGTACTGCCTGATGGAGCGATCGTTAAGGGCACCCCTACGACCGCGATGGACCGACTCTGCGAGCGGTACAGAGAGACGGGTGTTCCGTCCGCCGCGGCGTTCTTTGAGCGCGACGCAGTTCGTGCCGCAGAGTTGCGAGCCGCGCTGTTTCGTGACTACGGGCCGTCGAGCAAGGAGGCGTCGTATAAGGTCCACGAGCGTGATTCACGTCAGTTCCTGGATGGGTTCGGCCAGCCGGACCTGATGCCGGGCAAGATGGGTTGCTTTGTCTACGATCCAACCGAAGCCGTTGATCTGGATTTCATGGCGGAGATTGCCAACAACCCGCACCTTGCGCGGTATGACCTGCTGGTCTATGTCTCAGCCACGTCGATCAAACGACCGCGCAACCTCCCGTCGCGTTACCAAACCGACCGACGAACACTGGTTGAGCGACTTACCACCATCAACAAACGCAAGATCATCGTCCGTAAACCGTCCGGGCCATCCGAATGGTCTTGGTTCATCATGACCAACGATCCAGGTTTCCCGGTCTGGCGCAAGGCAGCTGGTCGATCCAACAACCTGAACTTCTTTGACATTGCCACGCCAGAAGGGCGGGCGGTGCTTGAAGGGCTGAACTGGACTCAATCAGAGCAGTTGCAGCGCGCGTATGGAGGAGGCCTGTTCAAGTGACACAGACCGAATTGATCTTGACAGAAAGCGCTGCCGACGTCGCGCGGCTGCAACTCGAGCGCATCAAACACTCCTGGGTTCAGTTTGCCCTTGACCTGAAAGACTTTCACGACCACGAACGCTGGCGGGATCTCGGCTATAGCGGTTTCAAAGACTGCGTTGAGGTCGAGCTTGGTTGGCGGAAAACCAATGTGTATCAGGTGCTGACGGCGGCTGAAACGATTATCGCGTTGCAACAGTCCGCCATGGCGGAACAGTTGCCAGTCAACGAACGGCAACTTCGCGAACTCGCGCCACTTAAGAACGATCCTGCCCAACTCGCCGCAACTTGGCGACAGGCCGTCGAGACTGCGCCGCGCGATCGAAACGGCGAGCCGCAGATCACCGCCAAGCACATCGCCGATGTGATCGCCGCCGATGCCGTGGTCATCACCGAGAACACCACACCGGTCGACCCTGTCGAACTCCTGATGACACTCCCGGTCTGGCGCAGCCTTGACTCGGAGCAGCAGCAGCGGGTGCTCGAGCGACCGCGGACGAAAGCGACGTTCAACGAGCAGCAGACCACCAACATCGAATGGGCGCGCTGGTCATGGAACCCAGTCACCGGCTGCCGCCACAATTGCAGCTTCTGTTATGCCCGCGATATCGCCGCGCGCTTCTACCCGCAGGGCTTCGTGCCGACCTTCCTGCCGGAGCGGCTTGATGCGCCGCGCACCACGCGCGTGCCGGCGATCGCTGCGAGCGACATCGGCTACAAGAATGTGTTCACCTGCAGCATGGCAGATCTGTTCGGCAAGTGGGTGCCGCGCGAGTGGATCGAAGCGGTACTGGATAGTGTCGCCGCCAGTCCACAGTGGAACTTTCTGTTCTTGACGAAGTTCCCTCAACGCATGGCCGAGTTCGACTTCCCTGACAACGCCTGGGTGGGCACCACGGTCGATGCACAGGCTCGTGTCAAGAATGCGGAGACGGCGTTCGCCAAGGTCCGTGCGCCTGTCAAGTGGCTGAGTCTTGAACCATTGCTTGAGCCGTTGCGATTCGAGCGTCTCGACCTCTTCAACTGGCTCGTCATCGGCGGCGCGTCGGCGTCAACCGAAACGCCGGAGTGGCATCCGCCGTTGTCGTGGATCGCTGACATTGAGCACCAGGCCGCGGAAGTCGGCGCACGCGTCTACCACAAGACCAACCTCTACCAGCGCCGGCGTGAGTATCCGGGTGTGGCGCTCCAGTCAGCGCTCGACATTCCCGCCGAATTTCACATGCAGTACTTGCAGCGGGACGTACTCGAGCCACGCAGCTACGCTCGTGAGATGAAGCAGTAGCCGCAACCGTAGAGGACGCTGACCTGTGTGACCGGCGTGTGACATTGGTGATCGACGTGTGACGTACACTTCGCAGTGTCGTGGCCATCGACCGCTCGAAGAAGGAGCTCAAGCCGCCGGATAGCTCCTATCTGACGTCGCTCCAGACCGAGCTCAGCGACCTGTACCTGCAGCAGGACAACGACCTCGACCTGGTCCGCGAACAGCGCGAGATGCGCCGCCCGGCCCTGTCAGAAGCCGACAAGGACTACATGTTGGTCCACGTCGACCCGCGCGACCCCGACATTACTGAAGAAGCCTTCCAACAGACGGCCATCCTCACCCTCGAGCGCCCCAAGTTATCCATCGTCGGCGGTGAGGGTGACACGGCCCAGACCGTCGCCTCCAAGCTCGAGCATTTCACGGAAGAGACGTTATGGGAATGCGGGTGCCGGGAGCCTGGCAGCGACACCATGACGCAGGTCACCGACGCCACCCTCAACGATGGCGGCGGCTGGGCCAAGCTGCTCTGGTCGTCCGACCTGTGGTCCGAACGCTACGGCATCGCTTCACCCAAGTCGGGTGACCCCACCGACGCGTACACGTCCTACGACAAGATGACCGAAGAGGCGAAGAAAAGAGCCGGCCCCCCGTTCGTCTGGCAGTACGTCGACCCTCGCAGGGTGTACCCGCAATGGAGCAACGGCTACCTGTGCGAGGTGCTCGAGGTTTCTGAGATGCCGATGCGTAGCGCATTCCGTCGCTACCGGCTGTCGCGCGACTCACAGGGTGACATCGTGCCCGAGGAGCTCGGCCAGTCGCAGAACATCATCGAAGCCAGCCGCAACATGCTCTCATCGGTGACGTTCCTCGAGCACTGGGACGACGTCTGGGTCAGCTATGCCATCTGCTCACAAAACTTCAATGGCGACCAGACCGGCTACATCGTCAAGCAGTTCAAGCACAAATATAGCTTTGGCGTGCCCTACGACTACGCGCCAGGGCTGACCATGAACCACTGGCGCAACCGCAAGGTGGGCTGGGGGATTGGCCGGACGAAATTGTGGCTCGTGCAGTACCGGCAGTATCTGCGGGCCATGCACGCGCAGTACGTCGCCAGGGACCTCCTTTCCCCCCTGGTGACGTACGGCGACACCCCGGCCGCCGCGGTGATCGGTGATGACGGGCTGCCCAAGGAAACCGACCCCACGGTGCACCCCGGCGAGATCCTGAACCTGCCGCCCGGTCGCCAGCTGCAGCGCATCCAGTACCCCGACGCCAGCACCCTGGAAAAACATATGTCTCTCATAGACGGCGCCATCCGCGACCTCGAGTCTCCCAGGGTCACCACCCTGTCAGGCATGGAGGGTGCCGGTTTCGCCATCTCCCAGGTCTTGTCGTACTCGAGGACGCGCGTCGGTCCCATCCGCCACGGCATCGAGTCCCTCCTCAAGGGGCAGACCGAGAAGTTGTGGACGCTGATCCGCGAACGGGCCAACGAGAAGGTGTACGTGTTCTCGGGCGGCATCGACGTCGGTTCTGGCAAGGCGGCCGCGGAGTTCATTGGCTTTGGTCCCAAGGACCTCGAGCGTCCGATGAGGATCAAGTGGGAGGTTGCCGCGGCCCTTCCGACCGACGAGCTCATGCAGGTGCGCTACGTCACTGAGCGGTTGAATAACGGCACATTCGGCCTCGACGAAGCCGTGCAATCGTTGGGTGACAACCCCGACGAGATTCGGCGGTCTAAAGAGCGTGACCGTATCCGTGCCTCACCGGCTTATCGGAAGTGGCTCGATGCGGAAGTCTTCATGCAGGCCGGGCGTGGCGATCTCCTCCAGAAGGCGCAGGACGCTGAGCAACTCGCCCTCAGCGGCCAGGTGCAGCAAGGGCAGGGCCCGCCGCAGTTGCCTGGCGGTGCAGGACCGGGCGTCTTCGAGGGCGCGCCAGGTGGCGTACCCGACTTAGCGGCGTTGGCCCAAAGTCCTAACGGTGCTGGCGTGAATGCGCCACCCGGTCAGCAAATGATGGCTGGTGCGGCTCAGGCTGCGAGCCAGGCACCGCCAGGTTAGACCCAGTCTCGATGGCAAAGAACGCTTCCGAGATTCTCAAGTTGCAGGACGAGATCACGCGAGAAGTGACCGGCGACGCCGCGGCCATTGCGACGGGCGTGTTCGGCGACAACAAGAACCACCCCGATATGGCGCAGGTGTCCAACCAGAACCTGGACGACCTGTACCGTCAGAAGTACCAGACCAACGATCGGCAGTGGCTGCAGGCTGAGGCGCGGAGAGATCCGCAGCAATTCTTAGACGTCGCCAAACGGATCGGTGTCAGCATGCCGCAGCCAGGCGAGCCGTCCACCGTGGTCGACCCCAACGCGTTTGGCAAGGCCGTCATGACCAATGCCGCGGCACCAGCCATGCCCGTTGCGCCGCCGGCTATGCCAACCGCGCTACCGGCTCCTCCTCCAGTGATGCCCGCGCCACCGGCCATGATTGCTCCACCACCGGGTCCGGTTGCGCCGCCGCCCGTGATTCTCGGGCCGAACGGGCAACCGCTGCCGCCCACGATGGCGGCGTAGCTGGTGCTACTTGATGCCCTGGTACTTGTACTCCCACCGCCACTCCGATGGTGGCTCCCAGCGGGTGACGCCAGGGTGAGCCGCGTAGTACTCGGTCTGGAAGGCTTGCCAGGCGCGTTCTTTGAACCAGTCGCGCACGCCCGCAAGAGCGATCAGCCCGTACGGCACGCCAACGATAAGGGCGAGCAGCACAAGGTCCCAACGCATAAACTGCAAAGACATCTCGATACTCCAATTGTCGGGATGATGGCGCTCCAGGTGTGTGGCCTGGAGCGCCCTTGTTATAGCCGCAGTGCGTTGAGCCGGGCGTGATTTAGATGCCTGGCACCATCCTCCTCGACGACCTGCGAAACTCGGTGCAGGACCAGCTCGGCGATTACGCCCGCGGTCTGGTCACGTCGGCCCAACAGGCCGTGCAGCCGATCACGTCACTCGCGGACCAGGGGCCTGACCCGCAGCAGATTCTGCAGGAGCTCCAGCAGCACGCCCAGCAGCACGCCCAGCAGGCCGCGACCGCGGCGCAACCGGCCGTTCAGGTGCTCGGTGGGGCGCAACAGTCCGCTGGCGACGTGCTGCAGCAGCTGCAACAGCACGCGTCTAACCTGACCAGCGATGTCGGGCAGCAGTTACAGAACCACGTCAACAGTCTCACCCAGGGCGCGCAGGACGCCGTCCAGAGTCTGGCCACCCAACCACCGGCAGCGCCACCAGCGACCACCACGCCATCGCTGGGTGGTCCGCCATCGTCAGACACGACGGCCGGCGGTGCGATGGGTGCGATCGACAGTACGACCGCGAAGTCATTCGCCCAGACGTTTGGCCCGTATGCCCAGTACGCCGCGCAGAAGCTCGGCATCGATCCGTCGTGGGTCGCCGCGATGGCGGCCAGCGAGTCGAACTACGGCAAGGCTGGTGGCAACGAGCTCTTCGGCATCAAGGCGCTGCCCGGTGAACCAGGCACCAGCATGATGACGCACGAGGGCGAGGGCGGCGGGACGAACATGGCCCAGACGTTCGCCACCTACGCTTCGCCGCTCGACGCGGTGAACGCGTACGTCAACCTGCTCAAGAACCACTACCCCGGCGCATTGAACGCGCCCACGCTGAACGACTTCGTACATGGGCTGAAGGTCGGCGGGTACTTCACGGCCGGTGAGGGCGAGTACCGCGACATCCTGCAGTCGATCAGCAGCCGTCCTGACGTCCAGGCAGGGTTGCAGACGGCGAAGAACGTCGTGGGCGGCGCCGCATCGGCACTGGGCGGCGCTGCTCGAGGTGCGCTGGACATGGCGTCGACCGCGATGAACCAGTCCCAGTTCAACGATCCGCAGTTGACGGCCGACGAATCGTACGCCGCGTGCGGTCCCGCGGCCGCCGTCAGGTTCGCCGAACGGTTCGGTCGCAACCCCACCCTCAGGGAGGCGACCGACCTGGCCAAGCAGGTGGGCTGGACGAGTGGCGGCGGCATGGCTGGCATCACCAGCGAACAGCGGCTGCTCAAGAACATGGGTGTCGATACGCACATCGTGGCGCCCGATTGGGACGTGATCGCGAAAGAAGCGCAGACGGGCAACCCAGTCACAATTTCCACGCCTCAGCACTACTTCTTTGCCGATGGGTACAACCCGCAGACGGGCGCGTTCCACGTGGGACGGTCGGGTCTTGACCTCGTGCATGGCGCCGAGTGGATGACGCCCACTCAGATGGAGAACCTGATGGGCCGCGTGCAGGGAGCCCTGTTCGCCGACAACCCCGCGGTACCCGCCTCGAGCACATCTCCCACGGCACTGGGCGGCACCGGGGGCGCATCCACCGCCCCGATCACCATTGGTGGGTCAGCCCCCGTGAAAGCGCCGCTGTACGTCAAGGGTGCCCTGCAGGACGCCAACGGCAACGTGGTTGCCGACCAGGGACCGACGCCGATTCAGTCTGCCGCGGACGTGCTGGGCGGCGCCGCCGGCGCGGTCGGTGGTGCTATCGGTGGCGCGGCATCGGCACTGGGCTCGGCCGCGCAGGGTGCGCTGGCTCAGGCCACCGCACCGGTGCAGCTCCAGCCAGGCCAGGTGTCGGCACGCGACCAGGTCAATCAGGTGGCCAGCGACGTGCAGCAAGCCGCGCAGGGTGTGCTGGGAGCGGCTCAGGACGCTAATCGTCAGACCCCAGGCACATCGGCCGTCAATGCGGTAGCACCCGTTCTCGGTGCCGCTGCAAGCGATCTGGGTACCACGGCTCGAGGCGTCGTCGACGCCACCGTTCCCGTGCTCGGCGCCGCGCTTCAGGATGAGAACGCCCAG